AAGGCGCTCTAGCTGGAGCGGCAGGCGGTTTTGGTGCAAGTAAACTTTTGGGCGGTATTGGTGGTTTGACCGGAGCTGCTGGTCAGGGCGGCAGCTTCCTTGGAAAAGTTGGTGAATTCATCATGCCGGGACAAGACAAGGTTGGCTTGTTCGGTAATATCGGCAAAGGAATCGGCAGTTTGTTTGGTGCGGGAACGCCAACGACAAACCAAGCTGTTGAGCAGCTCAACGAATTGACAAAAGACCCGAAAGTTGCAGCAGCGGTGGAAGCCTTGCGTAAGTCTGGTGCTACTCCTGTCGAGCAACTAGCGGCAATAACACAATCGTCTTCCGGGACAGGGGGCTTCTTCAGCAAACTAATTAGCGGCGGCGGAGCTGACGACAAGGGACAGTTTGGTCTTGTCGGGGACATTTTTGGCGGCGGTCTCGGCGGCACCGATGGTCGTATGGGATTGGGCGGCACGCTAGCGACAGGCGGCATAGCAGCACTCCTTGGAAAGCTTGCCTACGACGAAGCTAAAAACAGAAAGGGCGTTCCACTGACGCCTTTGACACAAATGGATGCGGCTGGCCGATACAACATTGAAGCAGAGATTGCCAGACGCATGGGTAAAGAGCGGCCTTCCCCCGAGGAGTTTGGCCTGCTGCCGGCGGGGACTATGCCCCAGCTCTCCGGGGGGAGACCAACAATGAAACAAGCGACACAGGGCATGATGAACGGTGGAATGGTGATGCCCATGCGTTACGCCGAAGGCGGTAACGTAGCAACCGAAGACTTCGAGCGCATGAATGGGGACATCAACGGACCCGGCACCGAAACGTCTGACGATGTGCCAGCTATGCTCTCCGATGGCGAGTTTGTGATGACAGGCAGGGCTGTGCGAGGCGCAGGGGCGTTCGACATGGCTAAAGGCGATGGTGGAATCATCACGCTCACGCCAAACAAAGAAGAAGACCGAGATCGCGGAACCGCACTCATGTACGACATGATGGACTTATTCAGTGATTTCGCAGGCGCGAGGACGTAACCATGGCTGAATCTGAATTACCCTTTGTTGAGTCGATTCAGCGGTCTGACCGTCAGCTCGATCCGATCACGCAACAACTGCTGTTCGGTTTGGGAGGCGAAGGCGGGTTCATACCGGGCGCGTTCAGAGCCGCTGAGCGTGTTTTCTTTGACGATCAAGGTCGTCCGCTTGTTATACCGCAAGAGATTGCTGGTCTCACACCTGACCAGATCCGCGCCGCACAGTTGGCGCGACAAGGCGTCGGTGTACAACAGCCGTTTATCCAAGAGGCCGCACGAGAGGCAAGGGCAGGCATTGGCGCGCTCGAAGGTGGACTCACCGATCAAGCGTTAGCCCAAGCTCGAGCGTTGCAAGAAATCCAATCGGGTGCGCGCTTCGCACTTGATCAACGTGACCGTGGATTGTTAGACGCGCTGACAGGCGTAGAACAAGCACGAGGAAGAGCGGTCGGTGCTGAGGAAAGATTGCGTGGCGACCTCGCAGATTTGGCAGGCTTTCAGACTGGCGCAGTAGGCAGGTTCGCCCAGCAGCTTGGACAACAAGAGCAGCTCGGTCGTCAAGCGGCAGACCAGTTCGGCATGGATCTTGCGCGCGCACGTCAGCAAGGTCGCAGGGTATACGATGAGTTTGGTCGTGATGTCACTGATGCGGTAGGAATCGGAGCCATAGGCGCAGAGGAGCTTTCGCAGGGACTGCGTGAGTCTGAGCGGTTACTACGCGGTACAACCGGCGATTTCGATATCGCTGAGGCAACTTCAAAATATTTTGACCCCTATGAAGAGGGCGTGGTTCAGCAAAGCATTCAAGACGCTTTGAAGGGGCTAGCTCAGTCCGACATGGCGCAGACAGCCAGAGACATACAAACGGGGGGAGAGTCTGCATTCGGCTCCAGAGCGCGTCTGACAGCCGCTGAGCGAGCAGAGGCGCTGGGTAGGGGGTTGGCTAAGGAGGTAGGCGGACTACGCTCTGCAGGCTTCCAGAGGGCGCAGCAAACGGCTATAGGCGAGGACGAAAGAGCGCGACAAGCCGCAAGATCTGCAGCATCAGGGCTGGCGTCACTAGGCGGTCAACGATATGGCGCGCGCACAGGATTGTCGGGTCAGCTATCACAAGCGGCCCAACAAAAACTTGGTGCAGGCTCTGCGTTCGGTAACCTGATTCAACAGACCGCACAGCAACAGCTTGCAAGTCAGCAGGCTCTGGGCCAGCAGATGGGTCAGACAGCGCAGCAAGGATTGGGTGCTCAGCAGCAACTAGCGGGTCAACTGGGTCAGCAAGCACAGCAAAGATTCCAAGCCGGCACAGGTTTAGGTCAACAGCTCGGCGCTTTGGGGCAGCAAGCGGCTGGCGCGAGAGCGCAAGCAGGGCAGCAGGCAATGGGGATTGCGGGGCAGCAAGCCGCGCAGTTTGGGCAGATAGGCCAACAACAGGCTGCAGCAGGTCAGACTTTGCAACAAGCCCGACAAGGTTTTGGGGGATTCCTGACGGGTCTGGGGTCACAGGCTCAGCAAGCGACTGCCGCAGACGTTGCACAGCTTGGCGGTATCGGCGCTCAACAACAGCAGCAGCGGCAGCGTGAGCTTGATGCTCAAAGAGCAGGGCTGCTGCAGGCACAACAAGCTCCGTTGGCCCAATATCAAGCCTTGATGCCGTTTGTGCAGATGGCACCCTCTGGGTTCAGTCAGACGCAAACGTCGTTTACACCCTCGCCAAGCGCGTTACAGGCTGGTTTAGGGACGGGCTTATCGACACTAGGTGCCTTGGGTAATTTCTACGGACAACCGCAGAGAGCCGTCTGATGGCCATATCGAGGGCGCAAATGGAAAATCAGATCAGAAGGTTTGATGAAGGCGGAATCAACGAAGTCGATGTCTTCGAGGACTATTCGACCGGCACCGGTCTGAAGCCATTAGACATGACACAATTCGAGGAGACTGAAACAACGCCATCTTCTGACGCCGTTGATTTGAAAGGGATTGCTCCATCCCTCGACAGTGGCTATTTGAATTTGCTCACTCAGGCTTTGGCTCCTGTGGACTACGAAACAAAGTCTGATCAGTACAAATCTAGGTTACAGGGCTTGTACGAAGCGCCAACGAAGCCTTCTTTTTACGATTTGATGAGCGACTTGGGCGCTGGAATTATGTCGCAGCCAGCAACGGCTGGTGCGTTTCCGGGCATTGCCGCAGGCTTCAATACGTTCTCTGCACGCATGAAGGCAGACAGAGACGAGCGCAAGAAGCAGCGTCAGGCGATCGCATTAGAGGCGGCAAAGCTGGCGATGGACGACGAACGCAAAGCCGAAGAGCGTATCCGAGAGTTCGCCATGGAGTTGATACAGAACCAAACGTCCGGCGATGCGGATCTGATCACGCTTACTTACGATGAGATGGACGAAAACGGCCAGTTCACCGGCAAAAAAATCACTCGAAGTTTCGATAAAAAGTCTCAAGGTAAAGAGATCAAAAGAATACTGGCTAACCAAAATCCCGTGGTTGTTTCGGATCTTCCCGATCCAGCGCCGGAGGGAAAGCTGAGCGAAGAAGACGCAAGAGCTTTGAGTAAACAAACCACAGAAATTGCAGCACAAGAGGCCAAATCATACGCTGCGCTCGATAACTTGAGCGAAGCGGAAAGACTGGCCGGTGAGCTAGGCGAAAAGGGTTTCGGCGCTACCGAAGAGCTGACTCTTGGATTCAGGCAGTTTTTTGGTCAAGTCGCACCTTGGCTGGGCGTGGATTTGGATACGGTATCGAAGCAAGAAGCGTTAGCCACAATCACCATCGGTTTCGCCTTGGCGAACGTATCTCAAACAAAGGGCGCGGTATCAAACGCTGAGATGAACTTGTTCATCAAGAGTGCTCCGTTCTTGGGGCAAACTTACAACGGCTTTTTGAGATCTATTGACATACAGCGCAGGGTTGCTACGAAGCAACAAGAGTATGCGCGAGAGTATCAAGCGGAGTTAGACAGAATCACCAGAGAGGCTGGTGAGCGAGGCGTCACGTTGACCGGAACGCAAGCGCGTAATGCGATGAACCGTTGGAATAGCCAGTGGCGAGCAGAAAACAGAGACAGCTTTCTGACTGAAGACGATAAAAAAGCTATCGAAAAAGCGCGAAATGACGCTGAAGCGGGTGGGTTCCGTGGCGACTACAGTAAGTTTGAAAGCAAATATCAAAAGTTTTTGAGGGATACGTCTTCGCGCAACCAGCGATCGGTTGCCGCATCCGACCAGCAAAGCTTGCGTCAAAAGATCGAAAATGATCCGACCTTAAATGACGAACAAAAAGCCGCGTTGCTTGCTCAGCTAGATGAGGTTGATTGATGAGTTACGAAAACTATCAGGAACAAATCGATTTTCTAAAGCAGCAAAAAAACCAACGCACGGTCGAAGATCCTGACTATGCTTTGCGAAAAGCTAAGGCTTCTTTGTTTTTTGATGACCAATCTATATTAGAATTTTTGGCATCTGAGCGTTTCCCAGACGATCCGCTTGCGGCATATCGATACCAGAT